TGGCTGATTTGTCGTAGCGTACGGCCTCCGGATGGGCGGCAAGGAATGCCTGGATATCGGCGGAGGCTTGGGGCTCCGACACCCCAAAGGTCTTGGCGATGTGTCCACGGCGGATCGAGCCGTGGACCAGGAGGCGCCAGTCTATGTACGACTGGCGCTGCGCGGTGGCGTGATTCATGTGGCGCCGATTGCCTGTTCGTATGCCGTGATCGCGGCAGCGCGGTGTGCATAGTAGGCGCGCTCGTGCTCGGCGAGCGCCACGCTTCGCGCTGCAGAATTTTCGATCCATGCGGGAGCCGGGGGGTTGGCGGCGCGGAAGTACTCGACCCGGCCATCAGGATATTGCACGGCCCAATCGCTCGTCACGTCATGCTGGTAAAGTCGATGTCCGTCGCCGTGGATGCGCTCGCACATCCAATTGCGTCCTAGGGCGCGATTTGGGTGATTTGCCATCTTCGTCACTCCGCCCCTGAAAAGCGTCGAGGCGCACGCTATCTGAACAATACTGACAATAGCAGATGGGGATAGAAAGTCAACCCATCAAGCGGAGTTATTTTCACGCCGCGCCGGGCTGTGGCCGGTGGGCAACATGTTAGGCATCATGCGCCTCAGTTGAAGATACCCGGGCTATTCGTCTTTCAGCCCCTACCGAGTATCCCTCCGGGGTACGCCCCGGGGCTTTGACGAAAGGGCCTACCCCGCCCGGAGCGCGGAATATTCCGCGCAATCTCATGCGCCGTTTCTCTTGACATTGGCCTTATCGACTTCTGTACGAATACCCTGCTGGGAATACGATCCACGCGTCGGGCTGAACTCGTCCAAAATCGTCTCGACGACATGCCGGATGTGTCGCGGCTTGGTGACGCCTAGTCCTAGCAGCATATGGACGACAGCATACCCGTAGCTGTGGACGAGCGAGCGCAGCTCCGGTGACAGATTGTCGATTGCATTCATGCGTTGCCGTCGCTTCCGATCAACGAATTGCTGATGATCCTCGGCGTCGGACTCGGCCGGCTCCGCTCGGTGAACCGAGCTCCACTTGTCGATCTCATCAACCAGCGTTTCCACGAGCGCGGCTCCTCTTCATCAACAATGGGCTTGGCGGTTCGACCTGAGCGGCGCCAAAGTTCTTCAATCGGCTGCTCAGCCACTCGCTGCTGCCCGCGATCATTATTGCATTTCCAGCAGGCCAGCACCCATCGCTGTTCCTGATTTTTTGTTTCGACGTTTCGATCGGGGTGCAGCCGATCGCGAAGATGATCGATTGTTGCGAGTGTAGGTGGCATTTGCGAAAGCTGTAGATATCCCAGTGCATTCACCCTAGCCCCGTGTTTCTGCAACTTTCCGGCGTCGGCCCGCAAGTCATTCCAGTGCAGCATTGGCTGACTGCACCAATGGCACAATCCTTTTTGTTCGCGCCATAGGTTGTCCCGTCTTCGCTTCCTCTGTTGTGCCCCAGACACGGTTTATTCTCCGGCTCCTTCTTGCCCATAAGCTGCGACAGTCTTTGCGATATTGTCCAGAACCTCCTCCGCAGCCTCATCAGCATAGATTGTCTCGTCCTGCGACGGGAAATCGGGTTCAAACCATGCCTGCAAGATAGTTCGAAGCGTGCTGTCAGCTACGGGCAGGTCTCCAATAATCTTTGCAAGAATTTCAATCTGCATGGGGCCACTCTTCGCTTACCGGGCGCCACCGCAGCGTGGCCAGTCACACGTTGCGGGGATGTTGGACCGATCGACGGCCCGACATCGCTCTTGGCTCCAAGCCTCTTTCTGCTCATCAAGCGTGCGCGCAACTCGCATGGCCTTTATTTCTCGATAAGCAAGGTCTAGTTCCTCGCGCAGCCGCTCGACCTCGGCTTTGCGTTCTTGCAACATTCGCTCGCATCCGTCGCGGATCGCCCGCAGCCGCCCAATCTCTACCTCCCGCTCATCCCGCATCTGGCAGGCGACCTGGTGTGCCGCCCGCTCGTTGTCGAGCGCGGTCGTGAGCGCGTCGATCTCGTCGGCAGCATCGCGCATCATCTGTCTGGCGGCGGTGTTGAGATAGGTGAACTCGTCGGCCGAGTCCCGAGCACAGTTGGCACAAACGACGAGTTGTCCAAGGAGAATATCGGTCATGCTCTGGCCCATGTTCAGGTAACGGCGGCTTCGTCTGCCTTCAAACATTCGTTCGCGTAGATCGCAAGCTGTTTGGCATAGCTGCCTTCCTGCGGTGCCGTCCGGCTCATGATCGACAGGGCGTTGGCAACAACGCGGAGAGGGCGCCCGCCAAGCGTCTTGGTAATGTCGTCAAACATGCGCCGCTCGTTGGCATCTTCTGGCATCCGCCAGCGCGCGTTATCGTCCGCCATCTCCCGCTCCTTGCTCACCGTAAGCGGGGTGACGTGAGAAGATTCCCATTTTCATCGTGCCATCGCCACCATAGACGTTCCAGGTCATCAGCCTCGGATCCGGAAAATCCGATTGACCGGCAAAAGGATCGCCATGCAGCACAAGCACGAAGCGCTCGTGCCGTTCTCATGCGTATCTGTTCCATACGAAATGAGTGAAATCGGCGAGCAAAACCGTGCTTCTTCATACCTACTTGTCGCGCGGCCTCCGATATAGTGAGGTCGCCGTCGCGGACGGCGGCGAACAGGCTGACTGGAATATCTAGCTGTATTGTCATCGTGAGTCCTTCTCGCCGTGAGTTGCCCTAATGACCACGGGGACAATCCGCCAGCCATGCCGATACAGCTTGCGCTAAGTGTCGTGGCATCCCGCCTCATTCATCGCCATTACGATGGCATCTCGGGCGGCTTTGGCGCTGCCTCGGGCGAAGGGAAATGTGAGCGCCAAGCTTCCGTTGACGGCAGGCGCATAGCCTCGCGCAATTCCTCGCGGGCCGCCAGGCCATGGCTTCTTCCGCTTCTTTGTCATCGAGAGTGGTCCTCTTCATCAGCAAGAGCAGTGAGCAGCATCTTCGATTTCGCTAAGTGCTGGATGATCCGCTCGGCCTTGTGCATATTCTGCTGCGACGGACCGCCCATGAAAACAAATGGATGATCCAGAATCGAAGCGATCTGGCGTTGCAATTTCTCTCGTTCGGTCATCGCTCAAGTCTCATGTTTGATATGAGACGCTTCAAGCATCCGGCTCTGGAGTATCCCGGACAGCTTGGCGCATGATCTTGATCCGACGCCATGCTTCCTCCTTGTTGCACTCCATCACTAGATAGCGATAGCTCTCTAGCGCGCTTGCAGCGAGCATCCGATCGTCGCAGATGTTCGGCGGGGTCATGTCCTTGGCATAGCGCAGGCGCCAGAGCCAATAGTTGAACGGCATCGACATCATCGCGCCGTCACCGACCGGGATATTCAGCAGGCGATTGTGTCGCGCGTCGTTCGGATCGTGGGATTGGCCTGGCATGGACATCTCTGCCGCTCCGTGTGTGATGAATGGCGCCTCAGATACTTTCCATCGTTTCGATGTGCTTTGATCGGCACGCCTCGGAGCACTGCCACTCGCCGCAGATTGGGCACTCGTATTTCATCCCTACGAATTTCTTGCCGCACGTATAGCAGTGGGTCTGCTTCGCGGCGATCTCCCTATCCAATTCGCTTGGCATCGTGCTTCTTCCTACTGATGGGTTGCTAGCTTCCGAAGCATGCGTTCCGCACAGCGCATTGCATAGAACGCGCCATTTTTGCCGCCGTGACGCAGCCGTGAGACATGACGGTGCTGGCAAGTGCAGACTGGCTTCCCGGTTGACCGATCGATGATGTAGGCAAGATGCCGCATCGGATCGCCGGTTACTTGGCGGGTGGCTGCGAAAAACCTCTCGGTCATCTCTCGCTCCTGTTCGACGCTGTGTGGCTCTACTGACTTACACGCACTTCGACGACCTTTTCGCCCGGCCTCCATACCGCATTCTCTGCGCGCCATTTGCGATCGAAGATCAGCATGGGTCGAAGGTGATTTTCCTTGTTGACGACAATCCGGCCACGATAGGTGACTGCCCATAGTCGGGTGGTCTTTGGTCTCTTGTTCATTCCCGCCTCCTTTGAGCCCTATGCCGCTCAGTGCCGCGGCGTTCTATAATCACCAAAACCGTGACTGACTCGCCGCTTGATATTTCAAAGACTTAACTCCTGTGTATCCTGTTGCGGCTACAGGAGCCGGTAATTTTGCCTTTGAAATCTCTATCTTTTTTTCAGCATTTTCGACGAGTCAGTCACTAGTCAGTCATCTTGTTCGCGTTCCGTGCCCGGGCGCGTTATGTTTCCTTCTTGTTCCGGTGCTTCACTCGAAGGTCCATGACGGTTGCGGTCTTCTGCGCCTGCGCTCGGGAATACCGTTGGGTCATCGCCACATCACTATGAGTTGCTGCGTGCCGTACGTCCTCGAGCGCGGCGCCGCTGTCGGTTGCCTCAGTGATTGCGCCAGCTCGGCTGTCCATGTTGAAGATGTCATCGGGCACGCCGGCTGCTCTGGCGACCTTCCGCCAACGCTCAATGAACTGACGGGCTCGATAGGGCCGCAGCGTGCGCTCGCTGATGACGATCGGCCCGCTCGCCGGCAGCTTGTCGAGGCCGATCTTCTCCAGCTCCTCCATGACCATTGGGGCGAGACGGAGGGCAACCTCGATATCCTTCTGGCGCTTGCTGGTTGTGTGCCGCAGCACCAATGCTTGGTCGATCTCCTGCCATCGCAGGCCACGCATCCACTTCTTGCCGGTGCGGTGGTTGATCACATCGGATGCACCGGGCTCCTCGATCGGAATCCACTCGCCGATGACGTCCTTTTGGCGAAGGGTGCATTCGAATTGAAACGCCTGCGCCAGCGCGATCGATGGAAGCCCCATCTCGTGGGCCTTGGCCCGGATGGCAATGACGTGTTTGGCCGTGAGAATTTTCTCCCGTGGCTTGCTCATCTTGAAGTTCATATTGTGCAGAAGTCCCTTTAGCCGCGCGCATTCCTCATTTTCGAGGATTGACCCACCAAATCCGAGAAGGGTCCTCATCATATCGACAAGGCTATGGGCTGTAGCGACGCCGATCTTGCACCAGTCCTCATACCAGCGAATAATTGTCCGGGTGCGGAGATTGGCAATGAGTTCGTCGCCGCACTGGCGTTCAAGGCGGCGCAGCATGGAATTGTAGTTGAGCCGGGTACGATAGCGAATTTTGCCATATCCGCTGTCGGGGTCGGTTTGATAGCAATTAATGAGACTGCGGAGCGTGCCGTCGAATTGAAGTTGGACAGGCACACCATCGTGGGACCAGGCCAGCATATGGCCTTGCCAGCGCTTGCAGGTCTCGATAATGAACCCCTTCACTGCGTCGCTCAGTTCGCCATCAACGATGGCAATAACCTCGGATTGCCGATCTTGACCCTCTGCGTTTTTGTGCGAGTAGCCGCGGTTCACGAGATCAGTGCGAGGCTGCCATACAGCGGCCCAGCCAGCTTTACGCTTACGCCACACGAGACCGGGCGCGCCCTCAAGGCGCGGTGGCTTCAGTTCGTCAGTCATCGTCATGCCCTCCGCGAGGCACCGCAGTGAGGTGAGGACGCGGCGGCCGGGTGCGGTCCCGGTGTTCGGTAGCGAGCCTAGCCGCGCCGTCCACCATTTTATCTCCAAACGATGTTTCCAGATAAGCCCTAACTGCAACCCACGACCGTCTATTCCCCCACAATTTGTTCTTCGGCGGGAAGCCGCTGCGGGGGTGCTCGTCCAATGTCTTGATTGTCTCGCGCGCCCTCTTCTCGGGGATGCCGAGCTTGACCATTCGACGGATCGTCTCCGTGTCGGTCAGGTAGATGCGCTCGAGGTCAGGTTCAGTGGTCATTTCTGGGGCGACCCGGGAGGGGCATGCGGCTCTGCGCGCAATGATACGGTTTGAGGGACGATTAGCCCCTCCTATGATTCAGGGCAGTTGCATCCGCTGATATTGTCGATAATGCATCCGCAGGTATTACACACGGGAGGTTCGTCCAACGCTCGGCACGCTATGCCGCTCTCAGCGCTGCATGCTCGACAGCCGTTGTTGTTGTCAGCGTCGGCACCACGGGCCATGCAGATTTGGTCGAGAAGGTCGTCGATCGCGGCTTGCTCGGTTTCCCCTTGGCCGATCGGGTCGCGTGGATCGCCGCTGTAATGACGGTCATCAATCGCTTGCCAATCGAAACGACGATCGGGGATTGGCGGATAGACAAATTCCGTTTTGATCCAGGCCGGATATGCGATCATTTCTCGCCCCGTATTGTAGAGGACAGCGGCCTCATGATCGCGCGGCCTCCGAGGTTCTCGATAATCTTGAGCGCCCTCGCCACGGTATCGTTCACGCCCTTGCTGTACATACAGCCGGGCATGTCGCGCCCTTTGAGCGCATTGATTTCCTGCCATGCTCTATCCAACGTACTCATGCGTAATGCTCCAAGTCGGCGTCGCATTCTTCCACTACTTGCATGGCGTCTTTCATGCCCTGGAGATAAGCTTCCTCCAGCAGGAATGGCAGCGAACGCTCTATTCCAATTGAGTCAAGAAATGGCCGCGTGCGTCTCCGCAGAAAGTCCCACTGCTCTGGCGTGAACCGAAGTTCGCGGTGGTGTTTTAAGACGCTGGCCATATCAATTCTCTCGCGGCCAATTTTCAACTAGATCGGCGATGGCCTCTTGCTCGGTGTGGCCCCAGCCGTACTCGCAGCGCTCCTCCTCGCCGTCGTAGAAGGCACACCAGTCGAACTTGGTGGTCGGAATCGGGGGGAGGGCATGATAAGCGATGATCTTGGACATGACATCACCGGGTCAGCATGACTGCGATGGCCAACTCACGGCGGTCGTACTCGCCGTAGATGCGGTTGCCGATCTGGATGGTCCAGAACCCTTTCCGCAGCGGGTGGGGGATGACTTTCATCGGGCGGTTGTCCATAGTGATCTCCATCGGTTGACATTATATATGATAGCATTTATTCTTTGGTCCGTCAACATAAATGATAGCACTTATTTAGGAGTGTTGCAGATATGGCACAGCGGGGACGACCAAGGATCAATGAGGATACGGCGATAGCCAGGCTTCCGCCGGGAACGCTCGACCGGATTGCGGATGCGCTGGAGAACGATGAAAAGCTCGCCGAATTTCTTCGGGCGGCAGTCGAGCGGGAGTTGAAACGGCGCGAACGCATGCGCTAGGGCTCCTTTGCAGAAGAGATTGGCTCGATACGCGGATGGCTGCCGTCATCGTTGCACAGCGGACACGAGACGATCGGGCCGTTGTTGTCCTGCTGCATCCAGCCGCCCATTTCGAAGCCGGGAAACTGACGGTCGTATTCGCAGTGCGGACAATTGGCCGGCGTATATTTCACTGCTCACCCTCCTTGCCTTTGGACAGTGGCTCGTTGATCGCCAAGTGTTCGGGGTGAAAGGCTGAAACGAAATACGGATAATAGTCATCCGTGTTGTCGGTACCGACCTCCAGGACAACTTTGCCAGTCACCACATCGATGAGCTGTAACGTGTCGTTCACCTGATACGTTTCGTTGTCCTTCTTTTTGGCCAGCACGCGCGTCGCCGGGAAGGTGTTCAGCATCTTCTCGTTGGGCGACTTGAACAGCTTGTCCATGCTGCTGCGGTAGCCGTCGCTGGGGTCTTCGACGGCGGTGTAGATGATGCCGTCGAGCCGGAAGCGGATAACGGAGCAGTCCTCGAAATGGCCTCCCCATTGCAGGACGCGCTCGGACAGCGTGTCGACGCCATCGAGCGTGTGTTCACCGAACAGATCATCGAGAGAAACAGTCTCTGGCTCGCTCACGGATTCCGCTCCTTTTCAATCAAATGGCGCCAGTGTGTTCGCGGTAGGCGTCACACCCGACGCAAAGCCTGCCGGGCAAATCGGCGGGGTTTTTGCCGCATTCCTCACACATTTTTCGGCGCGGCCGCTGCTCGCATTTCTTCTTGGCTGCCGCTTTCCAGCCTTTGTGTGGTTGATTTGGCTTCCGCTTTTGCATGGCCACTGACTTCCCATGAGGCGCGCTTATTTGAGCCGTTGGATTGCCTTGGCGATCAGCGCGTCCGCTTCGCCATCGGCGCACTCTTCGATATAGCCATCGGCATCGAGCTTGCCGGAAATGACGCCAGCCTTCACTAACGGGATGTACAGATCGTATTTCCATCCACTGTTGCCAAATGGCCGCTTGCCACTGAAACATTCGTCCTGCTCCCAGACGGCCGTGAGAAGGGCTTTCAGATAGTCGCGCACGGTCTTGGCTTCGGCATCGTTCGTTTGCATTTCCAGGTCGAGGATGTCCATCTCAGGCTCCTGTCTCCCAACAAGTCGTTTCAGCCGGCGCCGTTGCATTCAAGACAAATGGGCGGGATCGGTTCTAGGCAGCAGCATGTGTCGTCGCCGCATTCGCAATCATCCTCGATGTAGCCGAGCCCGCCGCAGCATGAGCAGACCTCGGAGCCGAGCCATTGGTCTTCCGGGTTTGTCGTCTTCCAATGATCGTAAGTCATTGCTCACGCTCCATGTTCCGTAGCAGTGGCCCTATTCCCTGCCGCGCAGTCCGCGCATTGGTCGCTGCGATGCGGCGCGGCATTCCTCTGTTTGCTGCCATACTGTTGTGGCTCGTGCTCGCGCATGGATCAGCCACAGATACGCGATGACATCCGACAGTGATAGGCATTCCTGTAGTTGCGTCTCGAGCCGCGTCAGCTCGTGACGGCGCAGGGTTGCTGTTCGCTCGAAGGGGATAGATCGCCGGCTCATGCTGCCACCAACTTCCATGCGATGAACCGGTCGCGCCATTGCATAAATGTTTGGCCGCCGTCATTTTCGGGATTGAGATCGCGTCGTGATGCGACTCCGCAAATCTTGCGCAGTGCTGTCGCGGTATCGACGATGGTATCAACCGTTCCGATATTGTCGGGGGCCTCTTCGTTGAGGAACGCCCTGAATATCGGGTCCTGACAGAGCAGCGCCGCTTGTTGAGGCAGCGGCAGGCTTGTGAAGGGACGAGCGGCCCGCGCCTGTGTGGGTTGAGGTCGGGTAGGCGCGGGCCTCGTGTCAGTGGATGATTGTTCGTTCGGCACCACCTCACTTTCTGCGTTGCCGTGTTCGTCCAACTCAACAAGCGTCAACTGCCACTGCGATCCGATATCGGCATTCGCCAGCTCTTGGTGGTTGTCCTGCGGGTGAATAACAAAGGACACAACAAAGCCGTCCTTGCTCTGCCGATAAGCAGACTTGATGACATCGACCTGAATGGTGGTCATCGGCTTTGCCATGTCTTCCCCTGACGCATCAGGTTGATGCATGTGCGGCTAACGCCATATTGGTGAGCTAACTGAGCACCGTTAAGAGATGACGCGAGAATGACAGCGACATCGGCAGACGATAGTTTTGCATTCGGGTTGCTTTCGCCCGTCAGATTCTGTCCGCGGCCTTTCTTCACCCTATCCGCCACGTTGTCGTCGTTGGTCCCAAGGAACAGATGATTGGGGTTGATGCAGCAAGGGATATCGCACTCGTGCAGCACCATGAGGCCGGAAGGGATCGGCCCGCGATAGGTCTCCCATGCGAGCCGATGGGTAAGGACAAGCCGCCTATTGAGGCTAAGACGGCCATATCCCTTTTTGTTGGTATGGCCTAGCCAGATATGGCAGCCGGAAAACGGAACTGGCATAGAACCGTTTTCCAGTCGCTCTGCGGGCGACGGATATTTTCTTGGCTTCCTATTTTTTGGATAGGGCTTTTTCATCTTGATCGCGTCGCAGTTAATGGACATGACAGACCTCAAAATGGAATCGGGTCGTCAAGATCAGGATCAGCCGGCGCCTGCTGCCTGACCGGCGTTGCGCTCGGGCCGCTGCTGATCTGATAGCCGGGGTCTTTGCCATTGCGTTTGACCGGCGGCTTGACGCGCAAGCCTTTGACGGTGCGGCCCTGGAATTCCACGAATTCGGAAGTCAGGATGATCTCCCGGCCGGTCCAGTCGTCGGTCTCGTCGCCGTAGAGAAACTTTATTCGTTGACTGTTTGTTTTGTTGCAGATCATACGCTTCTGCTTGCCTTGAAAGGACAAGACTAACTTGCGCTCGTTGCCAACCTGTTCCAGTTCGGCGCTGGCAATGACAACGGTTACATCTCGATCTTGAAGGTCTTCACTCTTCAAGAAGTTGCTCGGGAATGCCTCAGAAAGTTTCATATGATGCTCCTATGTGTGGGTTCGTTTCTTGCCAGACTTGAGTTCACTTATGTAGCCTTGAGTGACATTGTATTTTTCAGCTAGTTCATATTGGTAGCGAGTTGAGTTCCTGATATCGGCGATATCGTCTTCTGTTAATTTTGCATTCCAGTGTCGAGTTCCTAATGGAAAGCGTCGTTTTGTAACTGCATCTCCCATGTTTTCTTGATGAGTGCCGAGAAAGAGATGCCCCGGATTGACGCAGTACGGGTTATCACAGCGATGGCAAATAGCCATCCCATCCGGGATGGCTTGTCGATTATGAGCAGACCATGAAAGTCGGTGCGCATAGACGCGCTTTCCTTCCCATCGCAAAAGACCATAACCACGTACAGTTACGTCACCAATCCAGATATGACATCCGGAATTAGGTTCCGGGATCGAGCCTTTCTCTAGCCGGTCAAAGACCGTGCCTTGAAATGGCTTGCGATGGTAAACTCCTTTCGGCACGTTACTTGCTCCGCTCGCACTCGTCTGCCATTCTAAGAACGGCCCGCGCTTGGTACTCGTCCATCCATAAGTCAGTCAGAAGCTTATGGGCTTCTTCGTTCGATAGGCGGCCGGCCCATCGGTCATTCAGAATGTCCAGTTCGCGCTCTAGAAATTCTCGCGAGAAGGGCATGGCTCACTCCGCTGCGGCTAGGTATTGAACCGCATCCCGTTCCAGTTCCGTCCGCCGCGCATCGATCTCGGCAGCCAGCTTGCGCAGCGCCAAGGCGTCGGACATCAGCATGGAGCGCAGCTCGGCGGTGTCGTCAGGATGCGGCGACGGATCGTTCCGGCCAAATGCCTGATCCAGCGCAGACAGCTTGCGTGAGGCGATCCATTCCAGATTGCCGACGCGCTGGTGCAGGGAGGCGATGAGATCGAAGGCGTGGCGCATGTTAGTATCTCCGACTCGTGGCGCTGCTCTGTAGCGGGTGCTCGTCTGACCATGCCTCTGCCGCGGAGATGCCGCGCTCGTCTAAATCCCTCCGGCGGTCGTACTCAATGTCTGGCAATGGGCGTCCAGTAAGCCGCCGCTGCTTTTCCTCCTCCGGAAGCGCCCGCCACGCCGCGTTGATCTTCTCGACCTCTTGCATGACGTTGGCGGTCCCAGCCTTTGCGGCTGTGAGCTGGCGGTCGATACGGGATGGTTTGACTGCGCCGTCCAGAACTTGAAGCAACAGCCGCGACGCAGCCGCACCGATCGGGATTTGTCTGATGGGCTTGGTCATGACCGACCCTCAGCTTTGGCAATGGCGGCACGGGCTTTCACGACCAACTCAAAGTCGTCGCCGCGAACACGCTCTATGTAGTCGGCGGCATCTTTGAGAGCGGCCAGCATGTCGGGCGCGGCGCCGGTGGCTTGAAGGATGAAATCAATTTTTTCGTCGAAAATGTAATCCGTCGCTAGGACACAGCCATCATCATCTCGCAGATGCGGATAGGGATGCATTTCGACACGAAGGTTTTTTGGTGATTGGGGCGTCTTGTTCATGACCAACTCCCCGTCAGGACCGCCGCGACGACGTAAAACCCGGCCATGAAGAGCGCGAGCGCGCTAAGCTCGATGAATGCGTTTGGCATGTCAGTCGTCCTGAATTGATGGGCCGGTACTTTGCCGCACGCCCCGGCCGGCGTGGTTGCAGGCGCCTGCAAGCTCAGTCCCATGCTGGTCCGTAAAGCGTATCGGCGACCGCCTCGAACCGATCGGGCGTCTCAACCATCCGCGTCTCGATCGGATTGCCGCCGGACAGTTTCTCGGCTTGCCGTTCTGCCTCGTATCGGCGGCTGAAGACGGCCTGATGGAATTTCGGAATCATCGCGAAGGAGTGCGCGGTGACCGAAGCATCGGCCACAATCCAGTCAGCCCCGTCTCGGATTACGTTGAATGTGGTCATGTCCGATCTCCATCTTGGGCGCCGGGCGAGAGAGAGAAGCGGGGCGTGTCGCCAGCCAAGCGGCGTGTGTTCGTTTGCGGTCACAAGGACTGCTCAACACGCATTCTCCGGGGCTATTGAGAAGCCCCGCTCGTCTCTCTCGCCTACTTCTCGTTCGGCATTCCCAAATCTGGGTTGGTGATCGGACGTTACCACAGTGGCAACCAAATGCAAGAAAAAAATATGCCGAAATGGCAACTTTCTATTGTGCAGTGCACATCAAAAGAAATGTCAGCGGCTTAAGAGGCGCGGCGCTTGGCGAGAAAGTCAGCCACGAGCTGCTCAGCCATCTTTTTCTCAGCCTTGGTCGGCTTCGGAGGTTTAGCCGGTGCTGGTTTGGTCTTTGGCGGCGGCAATTGCTGGAGTTGCGCGAGAGTGATGCCCAGCGCCTCACAGATGGCCAGCAGCGTGCCTAGATCAGGCGTCCGCTGTCCTCCCTCCCAGCGCGAGACAGTGCCCTTGTTGACCGTCCCATCGCCAAGGCGAGCGGCAAGCTGCTCTTGGGTAAGATCGTGGTCTATTCGGTGTTCCCGAATATAATAATGGATTTGGGCGCGTGGCCGGATTCGTGCTGCCATAACCAAGACGGTAACTCGGGTGTGACAGCTTGTCGTCAGCCAAATTGGCAACTTTTTCCTTGCAATGACGTTGCCACCGTGGTAACCAAGCTGCCGCTATGGCAGACGAGCATCCCCTAAAGCGGTATCGAGACCTGCACGGCCTCACCCAAGGCGCCCTCGCAAAGCAACTGGGTGTGACCAAGGTTACGATCTGTCGTTGGGAAAAGGGAAACCGCCATCCCCGTCGCGGAGACCTGCCGCGGATCGCCGAAAGTACGGGCATTGCGGTGATCGATCTTCTCGGCCTCCCCCAGACAGAGGCGGCCGAATGAAACGGAAGCGCGAGCCCGATGCCAGCGGCGGCATGACACTCCTGCCGGGAGGCCGCCAGCTTCGGATGGCGCGGGCGATGGTCGGCGGCCAGCAGCACGTCCCGACCTCAGCCGAGCTGAAGCTCGCACGCCACATGGCCCAGGACGGCGCGTCATGGCAGCAAATCCAAGACGCGCTCGGGTGGACCTGCACTCATCAGACGACGCGCATCCGTCTTTCCAAATTCAATATTTTCATTCGCGGCGGCATGAACGTTCGCGATGGCAAGCGCGCCAAGTTTGGCGGCCTTACAACGTTGAGCAACGGCGGGGGCAATATTGAAACCCGGTCTTATCGGCCCCGACAGATCAGGGCCGCGCGATGACCTCAGTTCATCATTGCATGCGCTTGCCGTTCGTCCGCTGCGAACACTCGCCGCAGCCTGGCAAGGTTCTCCGCCGGCAGACACTCCTGTGGCAGGATCGCCAAGCCGACGATGACGCGACGCCAGATGCCGTCGATCTTGCGCCAGCCCCAGCAGTGGAAGTGGACATTGCGTCCGATGAAATGGGGCTCGACGCCGTCGCCGCCGATCTCTGGAAAGTTCCCGAAGTTCAGGAGGCTGTCGGTCATGGTTGTTGTTCCTTGGTTGCGGCGGACTGCCGAGCAACCAAAGGGAAACACGACCCCAATCGGTATGGCAATGTGGATTGTGACGGGAATCTGACGCAGCAAGAACAGCGGTATGAATCTCCCCGGACTGTGCAAAATTGGACAGCGGGAACTCTGGAAACGTGTATCGGAAATGGTTTCTGTTGGGAACCATATCACCCCGCCGGCACCGGGCTCAGCAGCCCGTGCAGCCAGGCACGAAGCAGCACCATCATCCAGAACACACAGCAGAACGCGGTGAAGCGACCGCGGCGCTCGAGGTGTTGGGTCATTCAATCACCAGTTCTCGTGGCGACGTGGAAAGCTAGACACGTGGCACGACGGTTGTGCTCCGACATACCCGGCTCCGTTGAGGTTCTACCGTGGCCACAACAAGCTCAAGCGGGACTGTGCCTCGCCAGTGAGTCGGAAGCCGGAGTAGCGCCCGGCCCACGAGAAGTCTGCACTCGCCCCGGCGAGCGCGCCAGCGGCCCGGTCGAGAGAGTCACCACGTTCTCGGCCGGGCCGCACATCTTCTCGGTGGGGCCATGATCTGCTCCCGCTGTCATATCCGTCCACGTCAATCCGCTGACTCGTACTGTGCACCATGCCGAGCTGCAACTTGGTCATGGTTGGAAGCTATCTCTCTGTATCTCGCTTCGTGTCGCGTCGTGCGAAGCGGCCGGATTCCTAAACGCAGTACCGAGGCAATCCGGCCGCCAGCGCGCGCTACTACCAGATCAGTCAATTCGCCGATCTGAATCCAAGTGTCTTCGTCCTCCGTCTCCATGCCGGTATCTCAAACACGGATGGAGTTTGTAGTGCGCAAAAAAGGGTTGGCGGAAAATCAAATGTCGTCGGTAGCGTTTGTTGAGCAGGCTGCATGGTGGTCGCGGGAACTGACACGGTTTCGTGCGCGCGGTCCCGGCGATCTTGAAAACGCAATGAGGGCAATCGAACGTGATTACGCGATCGACTACTGGACCACGTGGCGGCTGCGTTATCGCCTTTCCCAAGTCAAAGACATCGGGGTCACGGTCTATCATCGACTGCAAGTGGCGTACCGCACCGAGGTCGAACGACAGCAGCGCAAGCTTGAGCTGGAGTTGGAGTGCACCCGCGCAATTGTCGGCCCTGATCATCCGGCTGTGGCATCGGCTGCGGCTCTGGTGGACGCGGCGCAACGAAAGGCGCAGGCGCGACAAGGCCATGCGGGAATGCTGGCTGAAGATGACCAAGATTCGGCAGGGTAGATAGTAACTAGGGAGAGAGCCGCAGTGGACATACTCGACAGCAATCAAATCGGCAGCGTTGAGATAACTTCGCCACCTCTTCCGTTTGCCCCATCCTGGGACCAGGACGATATCGCGAAGCTGCGGGACTTGGTTGCCGCCGGCAAGAATGCCCTTGAAATCAGCGCGCTCATGGGTCGGACGTATGGCGCGGTACGATCGAAATGCAGGGACCTCCACATCAAGATTCTCAAGGTGTCGATGTGGACACCTTGGAAAGAGCGGAAGCTTGAGGAGCTGGTATCGCAGAAGAAAAGCGCTTCGCAGATCGGCGAAGTCCTGAACACGTCCCGCTGCAGTGTCATCAGCAAAGTTCACCGAATGGGGCTGACACTCCATTTCTCTCCACCCCGCCGCTCGCCTGTTGAGAGAGCCATTCGCTACCGGCCGCCCAAGCCGCGAAAGACAAAGGCGCCAGTATCTGGTTTTCCTTCTGTCTCTGAGGAGGCAACCGAACTTCCGCCCGATCAATCGGAATTTAAGTGTTCATTCGAGCAACTCCAACCCCATCATTGCCGGTGGCCCATGGGCGATCCCGGCAGTGTCGATTTTGGTTTCTGTGGAGCCAGGAAATTCGAGGGCTATTCGTACTGTGCCCGGCATTGCCGGCTCGCTTATACGATACCGAGGCGCTTGCCCAAGCAGGGTACATTCAGACTTGAGAGGCTGTGGACGTGATCGACGTTCGGCTGCCATTCCCCGTCAGCACAAACAATTTGTTCTTCAACAAATTGAAGGGCGGCCGTGCCCCGACGCGCGAGTATAAGATTTGGCAGACCGAGGCTGGCTGGGAGCTCAATGGGCAGCGGCCGAAGCCGATCAAGGGGCCGGTCAGCATCGAGTATCAGTTCCAGGAGGGGCGGAAGCTAGATCCCGACAATGGCATCAAGTGCATCAACGATCTGCTTGTCAGGCATCAACTGATCGGCGGCGACGGGCCAAACATCGTCAGGGCCGGGAGTTGGTCGTTTTCCGACGAGGTCGTAGGCGTTCGTGTAAAAGTGAGTGAGTTTAACCCGTAGCAACATAGGAGCAAACCATGGCTACGAAAGCGCCGAGTACCGTTATTGAGTTGCCGCGCCCAAACATCCAAATACTGGATGTAACCTTGATTGGCGATAGTCCGCTGATCGTACACAAATGGTCAGAAAAGGCCAAGAAACAAATCCGTGACAAGCAAACCAAGAAAGCTTCTGCTGGCCGCGAGGCCAAGGTGCCAGAACAAGACTTCCAAGACAGCCTGCACATCACCCCAGACGGAAAATTCGGATTCCCGGTCATCGGGATCAAAGCCGCTGCTGTTACAGCCTGCACGTCAACCGGCGCGATTACCAAGGTCGCGGCGCGTCAAGCGTTCCATATCGACGGCGAGTATGCGGTCCTCGAAGGATCGGAGCCGACCATGCGTGAGGATATGGTGAAGGTTGGCATGGGCACCGCAGATATCCGCTATCGCGGCCAGTATTGGCCATGGCGCACGACGGTCCGCATTCGCTTCAACGCCAATGTTCTCTCGGCTGAGCAAATCCTAAATTTGCTGAACACTGCCGGCTTCGGCGTTGGCATCGGCGAATGGCGGCCGGAGCGTGACGGCCAGTACGGGCTTTTCCATGTTGCCAACGCCGAGGAACTTCGCCAATTCATTAAGGAGGTTGCATGACATCGCGGGTCGTCTATGGCTGGAAAGACAGCCGTTCCTTCAAAGTTCCGGCGCAAGTTGTCGGCGAGGTGTTGGAGCAGATCGAGGCGGCGCGCGGGGAAATCACCCCGCGTGCCGTCGTCGAGGAAGCGCGGCCAGTCAAGTCGCCCATTCACAGTTTCTTCGAATGGGACGATTCGAAAGCTGCGGACAAGTATCGCGACGAGCAGGCACGTGCGCTAGTCGCCTGTGTCGTCGTTCGCGCGCTGGATGGTGCAGAGAGCAAGTCGGCGCCGCGTGCGTTTGTAAGCTTAAGTAGTGACGATGGCCGCTCCTATCTCGGCATTGTCTCAGCAATGTCGGATAGCGAGAAGCGCGCTCAAATCCTTTCGCGGGCGAGGAAGGAAATTGAGGAATGGCGTGATCGTTATCGTGCTCTTGAAGAGTTCTCTAGGCTGTTCAAGGTCATCGACAAGTTGGCGGTGAAAGAACCGTCACGGCGGCGGCGTTCTACGCCTGCTGCTGCTTCGGCTGGGCTCGTCTAGGTGTGGCTGGCGCGGCGAGGAGCTTTTGGTTGGTTCTGCTGAGGTGCGGCTTGGTGAGGCAGGCAAGGTGGGTTTTGGTTCGTCAAGGCAAGCCCTGGTGATGCAAGGTCAGGTGCGGCAGGCTAGGCGAGGAATGGTAAGGCCATTGAGGTGGGGTTAGGCAGGTATGGCAAGTCCAGTTGCGGCGTGCCTTGGTTAGTTGTGGCACGGTTCGGTAGCGTTCTGCGTATGGTCTAAAGCGGGAAGCTAGCATGAGCCGGGCTTGGATGCCGATGTATTGGGGCGATTATTTGCGAGATACCCGCAATTTCACGACGCTTGAGCATGGAGCCTATCTGCTTTTGATAGCGGAGTATTGGAGTAATGGACCATTGCCGGCCGACAATAGAAGCCTAGCCAGGATTGCCGGCTTAAACGGTTACCAATGGGGCAGGATTCATAAGAAACTCAGAACTAAATTTTTGCATTCAAGTTTGGACAACACATTGCATCATAAACGCATAGATTGTGAACTAGAGAAAGCGGAAATTGCCTTTTTAAAACGGTCATTTGCGGGACAAAAAGGTGGCATGCATAAACGCGGAAGGACAAATATTTATCGCGCGCAAGTTGAAGCAATGCGTTACCAACCACAAAGTAAGAAAGAAAGAAAGAAAGAGGACTTCCGAGGAAGTGACGAGCTGGAAAATCTAGTGAGGCTGAAGGAGTGGAAGCGCGATGGATGACGTACCGGACTATATCCTGAGGGCGAATATGCCCGTAAAGCGAGATAACAGGTTTCCTCCGCGCGTTCGGCAGCCGGGACCGCCTGAAGGCGAGGATTTCTTCACGCTGACGGAAAGACACGGCCGCCCGATCGGCGTCTTTGAAACAATCGGGCGGCACATTGAATATCGGGGCGCCAAATGATCGCAAAATGTCCGCTGTGCGGCGTCGAGGTAATGGTTGATCGGCCGGGTCGATGTTTGGACAAGCGTTGTCCGGGTATTCCGGGGAAACGCAAGGAATAGCTACAGGCAGGGCGGGGAACGGTGAGGTCCGGTATGGCGCGGCAGGGAGCTGGGGTAATGGCAAGGGCACCGACAGCCGGCGGGATCAAGCGGGCCGCCCGCCAGGCTGAGCTGCGTTCGGGGGGGGTCTCGACGAACGAGGAAGACAGAGGGGTGAGTGGGTTATGGCGAGAAATGGAGATACAGGCGCGTACGAGGCCGGGAATGTGAAAATAGTAAGAGTTGAAACCAATAACGGAGACGCTATTCGAACTAGATGGAACTATAAAAATGAAGCAAATTCCAACCTACTTTCCAAGGGATGATGTCATGGCCGGGCGGCGGACTCGACTTGTGACGGCGCGGGAGCCGAACGGGCGTATCCAGCGCGAGCGGGAACACTCCCCGACAGAAATCCGCCGGCTACGGGATGCCGCTGTACGGGGCTTGCGTGACGCTGAGTGGGGCACAGAGCTCGGGCGGCTCTACCTAGAGGGGGCAATCACAGACTCAATGTACGGGGCTGGCAAGCGCTGGCGTGAGGAGGCTACGAGCTATCGAGCGGCGATCGGGGTATTCCCCATTCGATCGACCTCGCTTGAACGGGGGGTGAAATCACACCCACCGGATGTTGACAGCGAGGACGGGCAAAAGCAGGCGAGACAGGAGGCCAATGCAACCGAAAGGTTCTTCGAGGCTGATGCTGTGCTGGTCGGTGCGGGAACGGGAGCCGAGAACGCCGTTCGAAAACTCTGTGAGGACGATCAATCCTTGGCCGGTATGTACGAACTGCGGAACGCCAGATGTGGGCTATTGGCCTTGGCTGACCACTATCGTTTGACAGCCGGGCCAAAATCGGAGTAAGCTGAATGTCAGATAGGCAATCTGGTGATTTGCGCCCGGCCGGAGAAATTCGCGTCCGGGTTTTTGTATGGAGGGCGTAATGGAAAAGCCGCTCGTCCCACTATCTGCAAGCGCCCGGCCTCCATGCTTATGTGACGCAACGTGGTCTGTGGGACATATCGGCACCATTCATGCGGTTTACGAGGTTGCTTGGTGTCAGCGTTGCAATGCAACATCGGCGCCAGAATGGATCGGCAAAGATTGCAAAGATCATGGAATGGCGGCTTAAACCAATCAACCTCCCGTCCCCCGACAGGGCTGGTCCGATGGCTACCGGCCGTTAATCTCCAGGCCGGGCGGCAGTTGCCGAATCCTCCCCGGCGCTGCCGGCCATCGGTAAAATCAAATAGTTGAGCATTCAGAACACAATGGCTTGGCAAGCAGGTCAAAGCGGCAATCCAGGCGGCAGGCCAAAGGAAAAACCATTCCGGGATGCGTTGCGCATGGAGGAGAAGGAACTGGCCAATGAAGTCAGGATCCAGCATCCACCAGGCTCGCTACGCTGGCATGCGCAGAATTTGCTGTTGAACGGTGAAATGTCGGCGACGCGCGAAATTGCTGATCGCTTTGACGGCAAGCCGGCCCAGGCCGTGGTGGGCGATGACGATGCCGATCCGATCAGCGTGCGGACGATCGTGACGGGCGTGCCGCGGAAGGTGGATGGAGATCAGGATTGAGCGCGATATTCGACTTCAAGGCGATCAATCGGAAGGCTGATGAGATCGCGGCCCAGCGCGAGACGGCAATCAGCGGTGTGGCGTTCAGTTCGTTTGAATTGGCTATGTCCCAGCAAACATGGGCGCCTGATGGCTGGACGAAGCTCAAGTCCGAATCTTGTGATTGGCTTCCGGTAATCCGAACAGGCGCCCCCCGTGCTGGCACGGGCGTGCCGCGGAAGGTGGATGGAGATCAGGATTGAGTGTTCCATCAAGAGAGCAATTGATAGATCGGTTGATGTCGAAGGTCAGTCCAGAGCCAAATTCTGGTTGCTGGCTATGGACCGGGACGGTCAATCCGAACGGATATGGCTTATGCAATATTCGATCTCTGTCTAAGTCGCCAGTGAAGGCACATCGGCTGTCATACGAGTTATTTGTTGGTCCAATTACACACGGCGCCTTCATTCTGCATTCTTGTGACATCCCATGTTGCATAAATCCGGATCATTTGCGGCAGGGTACGCCAGCGGAAAATATGGCGGATATGTTTAATCGAGGCCGCGCCAATCGGGTGCGCGGCCAGAAACACGGCAGAGCTAAGCTCTCGCTGGAAGCGATAGCTGATATTCGGCGTGGTGAGATATCGAATGTTGAATATGCAAAGCGGTATGGCGTGGCAGCGTCAACAATCAGTGCAGTGAAGATCGGTCAAACGTGGCGAGCGGCGTAATCGACTGTGGATACCGCGCCCGCCCCCAGTTCGTACCGTTCCACCGTCGTGAGCAACGCTTTGCGTGCATGGTCTGCCATCGCCGGGCAGGCAAGACCGTAGCCTCGATACACGACCTGCAGGACGGGGCGCTGCGATGCGAGAGAGTTCGTCCGCGGTTCGCCTATCTGGCCCCATTTCGGAACCAAGCTAAAGCCGTTGCGTGGGATTATCTGACGGCGGCCATGGGGCCGCTACGAGCGATAGGTGCGACAGTCCACGAATCTGAGCTCCGAGCTGACTATCATAATGGAGGACAAGTCAGGCTGTACGGTGCTGATAATGCGGATGCGCTTCGCGGCATCTATCTCGACGGCATCGTGTTGGACGAGTACGCCGACATGGACCCGCGCGTGTGGTCGGAGATCATCCGACCCGCCCTCGCCGACCGGCAGGGCTGGGCGGTGTTCATCGGCACCCCCAAGGGGCGCAATAGTTTCTTTGATATGTGGCGGCGCGCCCAAGCGGAGCCGAATGATTGGTTTTCGCTTATGCTTAAGGCGAGCGATACGAAACTTATTTCGGCTGACGAGTTGGCCAGCGCCAAAGCTGACTTAAGCGAAGATCAGTACGCACAGGAGTTCGAGTGCTCGTTCGAGGCCGCGATCATCGGCGCCTACTACGGCAAGCTGATGGCGCAGGCAGAGGCCGACAAGCCGCCTCGCATAACAGGGGTGCCATATGAGCCAGTCAGTCAAGTATGGACAAGTTGGGACCTTGGTATTCGTGACGCCACGGCTATCTGGTTTGCTCAAGTCGTTGGACGAGAAGTCCGGCTCATTGACTATTACGAGGCTTCGGGTGCTGACCTCGGGCACTACGTTCGAGAAATCCAAAATAGAAATTACGTGTACGCTGGACACATTGTCCCCCACGATGCCCAAGCTAAAGAGCTGGGAACGGGCAAAAGCCGCCTGGAAGTTCTGGGAAGCCTTGGGCTGAGGAATATCACCATAGCGCCAATGCATCGGGTGGAAGATGGAATCAACGCTGTGCGCGTCTTCTTGCCAAAATGCTGGTTCGACGCGGCCAAGTGTGCGCGTGGTATCGACGCTCTCAAACTCTATCGGGCAGACTACGATGATAAGTTGCGGGCTTTGCGGCCGATCCCTGTGCATGACTGGGCCTCGCACGCCGCTGACGCCTTCCGCTACCTCGCAATGACGCTCGATCGCAAGGTGAACATGCGCGGGTTCAACCGGCCGCTGGCCACGCCGCAGTTGGGGATCGTGTGATGCCGAGTAAGACACCGAAACAGGCCAAGTTCATGGCCGCATGTGCGCACGGTGCCGGCTACAAGTCATGTCCACCCGCCAAGGTGAGTCGTGAATACAATCGGGCCGACAAGGGCGGGGCGATGCTGCACAAAGGCATGAGCGGCGGCATTCTCAAGCTGCCGAAGCGGAGGGAAAAGTGAACTGGAGGGATACGGGCATCTGTCGTCATAAAGGTGGCGGCATATCCTACTTCCGACTTAGAACGGGCTTCTCGATTAATGAATCTGCATTCCCGAACATTCATGTGGGCTGGAATAATGGGCTGTTTTTCTATTTGGCGATCTCCCCGAAGATCAAAATTTGGTGGCCGCGAAGCTAATGCCCCGCATGCCCGTTGGCGATGTCCGCGCACTGCTCACTGCGGAACGAGCCGATGCGCTGTCTGCAATGTCGTCGTCGCAGCTTAGCGAGGAGCGGGCCAAGGCGCAGAAGTACTACCAAGGCGACATGACGGAGGACATGGCCGCGGCGGAGGGCCGCAGCTCGGCAGTATCAACCGATGTGTCCGACACCATCGAAGGGCTGATGCCGCAACTGATGGACATCTTCGCCGGCTCTGATGAGGTGGTGCGGTTCGACCCGGTCGGGCCGGAGGACGTAGCCGCGGCGGAGCAGGAGACCGACTACATCAGCCACGTGTTCCTGCAGCAGAATCCGGGCTTCATGGTGCTGTATTCCATGATCAAGGATGCGCTGCTTAGTAAGACCGGAATCGTCAAGGTCTGGTGGGACAAGGGCGAGGAGGTCGATCGAGAGACGTACCTCGACCTGGACGAAGCATCGTATACGATGCTGGTGGCAGACCCGGAGGTGGAGGTTGTTGAGCATACAGAACGTAGCGGCACTCCAGAAGGTCTTGGAGGCGCTGGAGGATCGTATCGCGGCGCAGGAGCAACGCTATCTGAAATTGTCGCAACGGGTAATGGCAGCGGAGAAGGACTTGGCGGAACTGACGGAGTGGGTCAAAGCCCGATTGCCTCCCACGACGTAACCGTTGAGACCAAGCGCAAGTGGGAGCGCGCCTGCGTCGAGGCCGTCGCCCCTGAAGAATTCGGCATCGGCCGTAACGACCGGACCATCAAGGATGCGGGCTACAGTTTCCATGAAGTCGTAAAGCGGCGCAGCAAATTAATCGCTGACGGCTACGATCAGGACCAGATCAACGCCATCCCACCCTATACGGGGCTGACCAATATCGAGACGCAGGCCCGCGACACCGTCGAGGAGAGGACCGGCTCGGCCGGCGGCGGCGCGAACAAGGCCAACGAGCTGATCAAGATTGTAGAGCACTACGTCCGCATGGACTACGAGGGCAACAACAAGCCGGCCCTTTATCGGGTTGTGACTGGCGGCGAAGGGGACGCGGAAATCCTGCGTCAGAATGGAGAGGAGGTCATCGTCCGCGAGGACATGGTGCCATTCGCCGCGATCACGCCAGTCCCTGTTACGCACAGGTTCTTCGGTCGCTCGGTCGCCGACCTGGTCATGGACATCCAGCGCATCAAGACGGCGCTGACCAGGGGCATGCTGGACAATCTGTACGCCCACAACAATCCACGGCCGGAGGTGGCTGAGGCGCTTGCCGGCGATATGACGCTGGATGATCTGGCGGTCATGAGTCATGGCCGGCCGATCAGGACCAATCAGCCCGGCGCAATCACGTGGCAGGTCATTCCCGACATAACCGGCTCGATCTTCCCGGCCCTGCAGTATCTGGACGCCACCCGCGAGTGGCGGACCGGCGTGTCGCGGCAAGGGCAGGGCGTCGACCCCGAGGCGTTGCAGAACCAGGTTGCCACCATTGCCAACCAGATGGAGGAGGCCAGCCAGGCCAAGGTCAAGCTGATCGCCCGCATCTTCGCTGAGACCGGCATCAAGGACCTTTTCATGCTGTTGCATGGCGTGATCCGCAAGAACGGGACGCAGGCGCAGACGGTCCGGCTCCGTAACCAGTGGGTTCAGGTTGACCCGCGTGATTGGAAGAAGCGCAACGACATGACGATCAACGTCGGGTTGGGCACGGGGAACAAGTCTCAGCAGCTTGCGGGTCTGCAATTGCTCATAGCGGCGCAGAGGGAAGCTGTCGCGGTTGGCATGACGACACCTCGCCGGCTGTACAATTCGGCGTCTCGGCTGTCTAACGTCCTCGGTTACAAGAACCCTGACGAGTTCTTCAAAAACCCGGCCACACCTCCGGAGCAGGACGACCAGCCCATCCAGCCGTCGCCCGACCCGAAGGTGGCGCAAGCGCAGCAGAAACTCGAGTTGGACAAAGCCAAGGCTGGCGCGGATGTCCAGCTTGACCAGCAACGCGGCGCTGCTGATGTCCAATTGGCGCAGCAGAAGCTGCAGGCCGAGACGGCCGCCAAGATGCGCCAACTCCAAGCCGAAACGGCCTTGAAGATCGAGCAGATGAACCGCGAATTCGCTCTTGAGATGGAGCAGATGGAGCGTGAGCACGAGCTCCGGCGGCAGGAGATCAGGCTCAACGCGGTAGTCAAGGAAAGCATCGGCCATGCGCAGGCCAGCGCGAAGCTGGATGGTGTGAGGTTCGGCGGCAATGTCGGCTGATTTAGTTGAGCATGTCTGCGGCACCTGCACTATTCGGGATGTGATCAAGAAGTGGGCGCCGACGTTGACCGATCGGGAAGTGTGGCAGCTAGAGGATGAGTCTGGGTACCAACAGCTTCTCTGGATTCGGAAAGAGCTTGAGAGGACTGGAAAGCTAGCCGGATGAGGTCAAAGCATTATCCGATCCGCGCCAATGATGAATGGTTCCGGATAGAGCGTCGCGGGCATTTGTTTGCGTGCTGTGATTGCGGGCTCGTCCATCTCGTCCGCTCTCGTCTAACGGGTCTCTCGATCGAGATTTCTGCAAGACGCTTGCCGCGCAATACGGGCGGGATGCGCAAGTCCATGGGCGTGCGCCTTGTGCGGAAATGAGTGACGACAAGCTTGCGGGCCGCATCAACCGCGCCCATCGCGCGGCGGCCCTGCTCAATGACGAGCTGTTCAAGTCGGCCATGATCGAACTCGAGGCCGACTATCTGAAACAGTGGAAGGCTGAGAAGAAAAGCACGGATCAGCGGGAAATGCTCTGGCACAGCGTGGCCACGCTTGAGTCGGTGCGGCGCAAGCTCAATGCCTGGCTGGATGACGGCAAGATGGCTCAGCGGCAGCTAGACGAGATGAAGCAGAGGCAGAAATGACCGTTGATGTGGCTGCGCTGGTTGCCGTCCTTCCGAAGACATGCGAGGCCGAAGCCGATTGTCGAATTGTCACCACGTCGGCTGGGTTTACTTGTCCGCAAACCCGTTACGGCCGCGATGGGGCCAAGTTGCCGCTAGAGCCATCAGCTTCGAGTTATGGCTTTCTTTGTGAGACGTGCAAGACGCGATGGTCGGTGCTTGTTCGTGACGGCGAGCCACCGAATATCTCGGTTGAATAGAGGATCGTATGGACGTACAGGACACGATTCAAATGGTTAATTATTGGAACGCAGAATGGGGAATGTTTAAAATCCCCGATGATGTGCCAATTCGATTTCGGAAAGATGGTTGGTTCGATCATCGACTATCGATGACCCCGCAATTGGAAAAGTATTTTTCGGACATGAATGAACGCTTACGAGACGATCTGCCTATTAAGTCTTGGGCAGAATGGAAGGGGAAACAGTAAAAATGGACGTACAGACTGAACTCCCGTCAACGCTGCCCGAGCCGGCGGCGACCAGCCAGCCGCAGATGAGCGTGTCCGAGGCCGCGCGTGCGCTAGCCAGCGCACGTTACGCGAAGCCGGCAGCAGAGACAATGGAAGCCGTGACAGCGCCTGACAAGGCTGCGCCGGCACAGGAATCAACCGCGCAAGCGGAAGACGCCGCCCCTCCCCAAGAGGCTCCCGGCGAGACGCAGGAAGCCGAACCGGCAGAATTGCCGCCCATCGAGCGACCGAGGTCTTGGACTAAGGAAGTGGACGAGCCTTGGCAATCCTTGCCCCGCACTTTGCAAGAAATCGTTGCACAGCGCGAACAGGAACGCGAGGCGGAAACACGCCGAAGTCAAAACGAGGCCGCTGAAGCCCGGAAGGCCCATGAGGCCAAGATGGCAGAGGCGGAACAGGCAAGGCAGAAGTACGAGACGACGCTTCCCGTTGTCCTTGAAATGGCGAAGCAGCAGTTTCTCTCTGACTTTCCAGATGTGCGCGGGCCACAAGACGTGGATCGCCTCATCCGGGAGGAGCCGCAGCGATACCTGCTGTTGCAGAACCGTCTACAGCAAATGGACGGCATGCAACGCCAGATCATGGACGCCCAGCAACGTCAGGGCACCGAGAAGCAGCAGAAGTTCACGGAGTTCGCCAAGGAGCAGGATCGGATATTCGCCGAGAAGGCTCCCGAGATGCGCAGCGACAAGACTGCGAAGGAACTCCGGGACCAGTCGCTCGAGACGCTGAAGGCTATAGGCTTCACTGAGGACGAGTTGGGCAAGGCGTGGTCGGGCGGGGACGTTTCCCTTCGCGACCATCGTGTCCAACTGCTGATCCGGGATGCCACTCTATGGCGTGATGCGCAAGCCAAGGCAAAAGCCAAAACGACACAAGCCAAGCCTGTTCCTCCCGTACAGCGGCCAGGAACCTCACGTCCCGCAGGAGCGGACAACGCTGCTCAAGTCCAGCAGCTCGAAAGTCAACTCGATTCCGGCAAATTGACGGTTCGCCAACAGTTGGAGGTCGCGGCAAAGCTGCGCTCCATCAAGGGCACGTTGATCGCCAGAAAGGCAAGCTAATGGGTACCACGGATGTTGGTACGTTCACGGTCTACTCGGCGATCGGAAACCGGGAAGACTTGTCGAACGTAATCTACAGAATCGACCCCACGGAGGTTCCATTCCTCTCCGGGATCGAGCGGGAACGGTCGGCCGCCGTGAAGCACGAATGGCAAACTCAAGCCCTCGACGCGGCTTCAAGCACCAATGCGGCGCAGGAAGGCGCCGACGCCGATACCGATACGGCCACCCCGACGACCCGTCTGTTCAACTACACGCAAATCTCGGACAAGGTCGCGCGGGTGTCGGGAACTCAACGGGCGGTCAAGACGGCCGGCCGTGATGACGAGCTGGACTATCAGGCCCTGCTCAAGGGCTTGGCTCTCAAGCGGGACATGGAAACGATCCTGCTGACGAACCAGGCTGCGAGCACGGGCCTCTACGATAGCCTGGGTTCGGTTTCCAACGCCCGCAAGCTTGGCTCGATCCTGGCGTGGATCTGGACCAACCAGACCAACAACACGGCGACTGTGGCGGCCAACCCCAACGGTACGGTCATTCGCATCGATGCCTCGCTGCAGTCATGCAAGGCGTTCACCGAGGCGTCGCTGAAGACCGTTCTGCAGTCCATCTGGACCAACGGCGGCAAGCCGGACGTGATCATGGCCGGCGGCTTCAACAAGCAGCAGTTCTCGCTGTTCACCGGCCGGGCAACTCCATATGAGGAGACAACCGGCAAGAAGATCATCGCTACCGTTGATGCGTATGAGTCGGACTTCGGCAGGATGAAGGTCGTGCCGAACCGCTTCATGCGGACCCGTGACGTGTTGGTGTTGCAGATGGATATGTGGGCCATGGCAACGCTGCGCAACATGGCGGAAGTCGATCTGGCCAAAACGGGCGACAGCGACCGCAGGCAGGTTATCGCGGAATATACCCTGACCGCGCGTAACGAAAAAGCTTCGGGGGGATGTTTCGACGTGACATCGGCCTAGCCTATGATATAGTGCTCCAGGTGGCAACATCTGGAGTACTATTATGGGAAGACCTCTGAAGTACAATTTAGCCGGGAAGGTATTTGGCCGCTGGACTGTTCTGGAGCGCGTCGGCAATAATTGGCTCTGTGTCTGCAAATGCGGTGTCAAGAAGGAAGTCTACGGCGGTACACTTCGTGGTGGGCTTTCAAGATCGTGCGGCTGCTACAACCGCGCGGTGGCGCATGCAAAGCGGGTCGACTTAACCGGACGGCGCGTTGGTCTCCTCACAGTTTTAGAGGAAACAGCCCCCGGTCGTTGGCTTTGTGATTGTGATTGTGGCAACAAAATTGAGGCCCTACACCGCAGTATCTTAAAGGGATGGAGGAGGTCTTGTGGTTGTTTGAAAACGGCGCCTGAACAGTCCTTACACCGTACATATTCGGATATGTACGGTACTTGGGCCGGAATGATTCAGCGCTGTCATAACCCCAAGAATAAGTCGTATAAAAACTACGGTGGTCGTGGCGTTTATGTTTGTGATGAATGGCGCAGCTCGTTCGAGCGATTTTTCGCTGATGTTGGTGAGCGCCCATTCGGAATGACGCTCGACCGCATCGATGTTAACGGCTCCTACCGGGCTGATAACTGTCGGTGGGCTACTTTCAAGCAGCAAAGCGAAAATCGACGCAAGGCAACTCAGATTGAGAACTTCAGTACAGCCGAAATGCTAGCAGAGTTAGCCAAGCGAAGTTAGTAGCGTAGCAACCCACGCAACTGGGGCGCTCCACAAGGGCGCCCTTTTTCTTTTGGAGATGGCATGACCGAGAGTCTTGTTCCGACGCAGGCCGAACTGAAAGAATTCGTGGAGCGGAACCTGCCCCCGCAGCTCGTCCCGGCAAAGTCCGAAGAGGCGCCGCAGCGCAAGCATATCGGCTTGGCGATCCTGTCCTATGACGGGAAGGTCTATCTGCGGACCATGATGTCCATACTCATGGCGATCCAGCAATGTGGAGCGCAGCGCTGGGGCTTCAACATCGTCAATCGCGAGGGCGATAGCATGGTTGCGAGGGGACGCAGCTTCCTTGCGTCGCAATTTCTCGAAAATCCCGGCATGGCTGACTGTACCGACTTGGTCTTTATCGACACCGATCTGGTGTGGGGCGCCGATGAATTCGTGCGGCTATGCTCGCACAATGTCGATGTGGTTGGCGCAGCCTATCCCTACAAAAATGACGGCGGCGATTTCCCGCTACGTTGGTTGCCGACCGGGATCGTCGAGGAGAACGGTCTCTGGCAAGTCCAGGCGGTTACCCCAGGATTCATGAAGATCAGCCGCAAGGCTCTTTCGCGGATCGTGCTGGAAAAGCCTTATCTCGAATTCCGCGACCGGGACAATCCGGAGGGCCAACGCTCCTGGATGTTCTTCGACAACGCCGCCCGGCAGACCGGTGTCTATGACGAAGGCTATCTGTTCTGCGAACATTGGCGCGGCTGCGGCGGGACGGTCTATCTCGATCCCGATATCGAGCTTGGCCACATCGGCATGAAGGAATATCGGCCGGATCACAAGACGGTCCGTGGCTGGCTGGACAAGAAAACCGAAACGCTCGGCAAGCTCTATCACGAGCACCCGAACATCCCCCCGCTGATCCTGGTCCGCAAGACCATGGGCGAGGATATCGACGTTGTGAAAGAGGCCGAAAGGCTCAAAGCCCAGGAGGCAAAACTTGAAGCTGACAATGATCATCGCGACGCGCAACCGGCCGGAACTGCTGTTGCGAACGGTCAAGGACACGCTGCCGAATGTGAGCCGGGCGGACACGAGAATCCTCCTCGCCGTGGACGAGGACGACCGCGCAAGCCTGGACAGCCTGAAGCGCCTACCAAAGGACGATCGGCTAACGGTGTCGGTCAGGCCGCGGGAGGATAGCCGCGGCGAGAAGTACGATCGTGCGCTGACGGAAGCCCCGGCGGATGTCTATCTGCCGGCCGTGGACTGTGCGCCGGTCATTACGCCCGCATTCGATCAGGCCATCATCAATGCCGCGCGGGTGTTTGATGACGGGATTTGCTGCGTCCACACGCCGATGATCAACGGGAGTTTCCCGCCCGGCCTCCAGGCGTTCACGGCGGGGTGGGTTGAGAAAATCGGCTACATCTACAATCACGAATATCCGTTCTGGTTCATTGACCATGAGACTGATGACCTCGCCCGGTTGATCTGCCGGTATGTACCCGTAGACATCAACGTGAACGTCTCAGAACTCCGGCCCGACAAGACTATGAGGCTGCGGGATTTGGCGTTCTGGACGACGTATTACGACATGATGACATTGGAGCGCCGGTTGAAGGCGCGGCAGATCATCAACTCGCCGGATTTCGAGGGCTCGCATGGCCTCAAGTTGGCGCTGTGCAACAATTACCATGCGGTTGAGGCGCGGTCCTACGCGATCAACAAGTGGGTACGAGAGAATGCCGCGGCGATCGAGGCGCAGCGCGGCGAGCAAGGCTCTCCCGATGAGGGCTATCTGCGCGCGAAAGCCAAGGCCGAGCACAAGCTCGGCCTCTTCCTGGAACAGGCAAAACTAGCGGCATAAGGAGAGACCCCATGCCCCTTCCGATTCCTCGCACCATTGGCGATTACAAGGTCGAGACGTTCGCTTCCAACGGCGGCGCATCAACCGGCATCCTGCACAAGCCCGTCGTGATCCCGCGGCGCAGCCGCATCATCGAGTGCGGATATTCGCCAGACTCTCTGATGGCGGCGGCAACGGTCATGAGCCTGGCCGTTGTGCTCTATTCCGGCGGCGTCAACGGCGCCAGCACGCAGGCGATCGCTAGTACTGCTGTCGGGTTTTCCGTCACGTCGACCTCCGGCTCAGTCCACAGCCTCGAGCACGGTGCGGTCTATTCCGCCATTCCTGGTACGCCCGTTTACGTCCAGGCCGGCGACGCGCTGGGCTTCGTGACATCGGGCGGGAATGCCTCAGCTATCGGCACGACCTGCTACGCGATTCTGCGGCCGGCGTAAGGAGGCTGACAATGGGCAACCCCCATGATTGCTATCGCATCCTGGCGGCACAGGTGGTCGCGGTTGGTTCTGCGGCCACCTTCTCGACGGCGGTGATGGGATCGCAGACCAGATACGTTCGTTTGGCACACGCGACAAGCAGTGTCGGAACGATCTTCTACAACAACAACAGCACTGTCGTCGATTCCACCAGCGGTGCTCTGCTGCCGTACAACTGGATCGAAATCATCAAGTGCAATCCAGGCGAGCGTATCTTTGCGCGAGCGGACGGCGTGACGACAGTGCAATTGAACGTCGCCGAAATGACCGACTGATGCGCCGTTCGCTAGAAATCTCCCCCCGTAAACACATCACAATCTACAGCGAGGACGACGTATCGGATGTGCTTGAGAACAACAAGAAACTGCGCGGCATGTCGCAAACCGGCGATTTCCGGCATGTGGCGTCCATCCCGCCGGTTGTTCTCGTCAAGTGGCTCGATGAAGAACGCAACCGGGGACGCGATATCAAATTCCTGTCCAAGGAAATGGACGAGCTTGTAGCCCAGAAATTGCGTGATCCTGACTGGGCATTTTTGCGCACGGATGGGCCGCAGCATCGCGTTGGATGGGGAAAATAGATGGCCCTGGCCACCTATACCGACCTGCAGGACGCCGCAAACGGCTGGCTGAACCATACGCTGTTCTCGACGCGGCTGCCGGATTGCATTGCGCTGTTCGAGGCCACTGCCAACCGAAAGCTGCGAACGCGCCAGCAGGAGACGACGACGCTGCTCACGCCGTCCAGCGGGGCGGCGACGCTGCCGACGGACTATCTGCTGTGGCGCCGGGTGACGTGGCAGGGATCGCCTGTCCGGGAATTGGAGTATGTAGAGCCGTCCTACCTGCAGGCGCGGTATCCCGACAGTCCGTCCGGCGACCCGACGCTGTTTACGATCGAGGGCGCGAGCATTCTGATCCGGCCCGTCAGCTCGACCAATCTGCAACTCGACTATTACGCCAAGGTGCCGTCGCTGTCGGCCGGCAGTCCGACAAACTGGCTGCTGACCGCGCATCCCGATGTGTATCTGTTTGGCACGCTCTGCGAGGCTGAGCTGTTCGGCATCAATGACGAGCGGTTCCCGATCTGGAAAGGCCGCAGAGACGAAATCTTCGAAGAAATCCAGAAGCTCAGCAACAAGAGCAAGGGCGTCGGCGGGATGCGCCTGATGACGGCGACGCCGTAATGCCGATTCTCGGATTCGGCTCATGGCAACCGGATTTAGTCAACTACCAGGGCCAGACGACGCAGCTTGCGCAGAATGTCGTTCCAAGGGGTGACGGCTACTCGCCCGTGAAGCAGTTTGGTGCCTTCTCGCAGCCGCTTGCGCTCGGTAATGACACTTACACGAAAATCCTGCTGCACTTTGACGGCACGGATGCGTCCACAACCATTACCGACAGCAATGCGGGCGGCTCGGCTCATACCTGGACTGCGGCTGGAAATGCGCAGATCGATACGGCGCAGTCCAAGTTTGGCGGGGCCTCTGGGTTATTTGACGGGACGGGCGATTGGGTCACGACTCCAGACCATGCCGATTTCTCGTTGGGTTCCGGCACTTTCACCATCGACTTCTGGTTTCGAGTTAATGCGGCCGGCGGTTCGGCGTTGAACCTTGCCGGCCAGATGGACAGCATGAGCACTGATGGTGCGTGGTCGATGAACCGCACCTCCGGCAATGTAATCGTCGCCAGCGTATCGACGGATGGATCGAACTATACCGTTGTAACCGGGACCACGCAGTTTACCAATGCCGTTAATACGGGCTGGCATCATGCCGCCCTGGTCAGGACCGGAAATACGCTCAAGCTGTTCATCGATGGGACCCAGGAAGGAGGGGATGTCTCGTTTTCTGGAACCGTCTTCAACAGCTCGAGTGTGCTTGCGGTTGGCGCGGCTGGCGCAATCACCACATCGCCATGGAACGGCTGGATTGATGAGTTTCGGCTCTCGGTCGGGATCGCGAGGTGGACGGCGGCATTCAACTCCCCGAGCCGGGCCTATGATGCACCGGCAAATGGGACGTGTCGGGGCTATTTCCAGGCGCTGTTGACGGACGGCACGGTTGCGATCTTCGCGGCCACGTCCAATCGTTTGCTGAAGATGAACAATACAGCTCTTGATTGGGAGGATGTCTCCAAGAGCAATACGACCTATTCGGCGTTGCCGAGCACGCACCACTGGCAGTTCGCGCAGTTCGGCAGCGTCGTGATTGCGGTCCAGCCGAATGTCGCTCCACAGGCATTCACGCTTGGCAGCAGCACGAATTTTGCCGACCTGGGGGGGTCTCCTCCGCAGTGCGCCTACGTTGCCGTCGTCAATCGGTTCCTTGTGCTTACGGGGCACACCTCCAATCCGTTCCGAATCCAATGGAGTGATCTCGGCGGAATCACGACATGGTCGAGCGGTCTTGCGGGTTCGCAGGACTTCCCGAATGGAGGAATTGTCCGTGGCGTCGCGGGTGGGGAATACGGTGTTGTGTTCCAGGACTCGCGTATCCGGCGGATGGTGTTCCGGCCTGGTGATACGACGACGGCATTCGAGTTTGATGTTGTCACGGAGGACAAGGGACTGCTGGCGCCGTATTCGATCGTGCGGACCGGCGAGCGGGTGTTCTTTCTGTCGCAGCAGGGCTTCCATCAGATCACGGGGACAGGCTATCCGGAGCCGTTTGGGAAAGAGAAGTTCGACCGGACGTTCTTCAACGATTACGACAAGGCGTCGCTGCAACTGATCATTGCTGCCGCTGATCCGGAAGGATCGCGCATCTACATTGGCTACAAGTCAGGCGCAGGGACAACAGGGCTATTCGACAAGATCATCATCTACGATTATGTCCTGCAGCGGGGCGCCGTCATCGTCAACCAAGCCGGCGAGTTCATGGCGCCGATCGGCTCGCCCGGCCTGACACTGGAAAACCTGGATACGATCTCGCCGAGCATCGACGCGCTGTCGTTCTCGCTCGATGATGTGGCGCTGTCGGCCATTCCCAAGATGGCATTTTTCGACAGCACGCACGCTCTCGGGTTCTTCACGGGCGCGAACCTCGAGGCGACGGTCGATACCTCGGAGCAGGCCATAGATGGGCGGCGCGTGCGGGTAAGGGGCGCCCGGCCACTGACTGATGCCACGAATTGTTTCGTGTCTGTTGGCGCGCGGGAGAATATGCAAAGCGCGGTAGCCTACAGCGGCGAACAGGCCGTGGATGCAAGCGGGCGCTGTCCGGCGAATGTCTCGACGAGACTGGCTAGAGCTCGAGTCCGTATTCCGGCAGCCGCCACATGGACATTCGCCTCGGGTGTGGAGCCTGACTTCGTGCGCGAGGGCCGGCGCTGATGGCCTTTGACAAGGTTGGATTTATTCCTGGTAACGAAACCAACACGTCCAGGATTGTTGCGCTGCTGCGGCAGGTTGCCGAGCGAATCAATGGCCTCTCTGCTTTTGTGCTGTCGTTTCTCGGGTTCAGTAATGCTGCAAGTGCGTTTGGGTACATTCTGGGAATGACGAACGGGCAATTCGTGCTGAGCGCGGCTGCGAGCGCGCTCACGATTGCCTTGAAGACAAATGCGGGGACTGATCCCAGCTCGACCGATAAGGTCACTGTCTTCTTTCGTAATGTGACGGGAACGACCGGCGATGTTGTCGCTCTGGAAATCACGGCCGCCACGTCCCTGGTCATTTCGTCAGGCTCAACGCTTGGCATCACGTCATCGACGGCGTTCCGGCTCTGGATTGTTGGGTTCAATGATGGCGGGACGTTTCGCATCGGGGCTATTCAGCGTTTCGCATCGGGGAGATTCTATCCGCTGGTCGAGGGCTTGGCCTCCTCGACTGCCGAGGGCGGGGCGGGCGGGGCGGATAGCGCTGGGGTGATCTACACAGGAAGCGCCGTATCGTCGAAGGCGATGCGCATTCTAGCCTATGCGGAGTGGAATGTATCTGGCTTGACCGCCGGAACGTGGACGACAACTAACCTGAGTCTTGTCCAGTTGGTAGGCCCGGGCGTCTACAAGCCGGGTGATGTGGTGCAGGTCAGCTCCAATACCGTGAGCGGCCAAATCACCACGACCAACACAACATTCACCGCAACCGGACTTTCTACACCAATCACACCAACGAGCGCAGCGAATGTCATGCTGGTGTCCTATGATGCCATGTTGGGTCAAACGGATGCCGGCGTGTCAAGCTTCGCGACTGTTGAACGTGGTGGCACGCCTGTCGGTGGGGAAAAATCGGCTTCCGCGGGCGGCGGTTATATTCTTTCGAACTCTGCTAACACCTTTTTCGATTGGCCAATGGCCACATCTGAGCAGACTTACGAGGTCTATTACAAAACGAACAGCCCTGGAACTGCGGTGTTCTTCACCGGCACAACGACCGCTCACATCTCGGTGACAGAGATCATGGTGTAATGCCAATGATGGCCGGAGGTAGTGCGCCCATCAATTTGTATCCGATCAATGAATGGTTGGACATCGGTGGGTGGCCGACATTCAGGGATGCGACGGGACGAACGGTTGTAGAAACCCCGATCGTGGCGGGAGAGAAGACGCTCGTTCTCTTGAACGTCAGCCAATCGAACGCCGCCAATTCGCTGGAAACGCCTTATACTGTTCTCAATCCGACGAAGGTGCTTTGCCTCAATCCCTTCGATGGTGTCGTGACGCAATGTGCTGATCCGATCTTGGGCGCCACAGACGACGGCCCCGGCGCCAGCATGATCGGCAAGCTCGGCGATCTCTGCGTTGGGGATGGAAGCTTCGACAAGTTCATCTGCTGCAACATTCCGGTTGGCGGCTCGTCGGTCAACGACTGGAAAAGTAGCGGGCGTCTCCACCACCGGCTGATCACAGGTATTCGACGCAAGCGCGATCTGATCAATGCGGCGCCTGACGGGGCGATCATCTGCCCTGCAGTGTTCTCCCTCCTGGGAGAGACTGACGGCGTGAATAATTTGCCTCAGTCCGCCTGGGAGGCAGGCTTTCGCGAGATGGCCGCGGCGCTACCGGGGCAAAACGTCAACTGGCCTTGGTTTGTCGGCAAATGCACGTTCGCGAACGACACGATTGACGCCACGGTACAAGCGGCACAGGCGGCTGTCGTCAATGGGACGACGATCTTTGCTGGCGCTGACACCGACGACATCACTGGGGCAGGTCGGAAAGACAGTGCGCATTTCAGTAATATCGGACGGGATATAGCGGCCGCTAAGTGGAAAGTGGTGTTTGCGAGCTTCTACGCCTAGTGCCAGGGCTCGTGCTGCTCGCGATCTTCCTTGCGTTCCTCGGGCGTCATCTGAAACCAATACTCATACCAATAATGGGCGGCGACAACCGCCGCAAGAATCCCGATCGGGATCAAGAACCAAGGAACTGTCCAACCGTCCATGGCCTGCCAACTTATCTGCATTCCGCTCGATCTTGTACCACAGATATGGCCGCGCGTCTCCGGGTTGATCTATGTCGCGATCAAGAAGGGCGGCATCAGCTCATTCGCTCCGGTGGAGCAGGCGGTTCGATCCGGCCGGGCCAAATTATTTGTCGCCTGGGACGGGGCTGAGACGATCTTGGCGGCGGCTGTGATCGAGGTCGTCAGCACCGAATTCCGCAATGCGGTGTGCGAGGTGGTGGCCTGTGGCGGGAAGCAAATGGAGCGGTGGCTGCACTTCATGAACGGGATCGAGGAGTGGGCGCGGGACCAGGGATGCTCCGCGGTGCGTGTGATTGGCCGGCGCGGCTGGCTACGCGCGCTTGACGGATACCATGAGAAACGTTTGGTCATAGAGAAAGTTCTTTGACATGGGCGGCACATCGCAAGAACGCACGACGCAATCCAATCAGCAGCAGCAATCGCAGTTGACGCCCGGTCTTGGGCTTGGCGGGTTGCTCGGCAATCTCGGATCACAGATCGGCAACACGCCAACGGGGCTGACATCGCAAGAGCAGTCTGCGCTCGGCTCGATCTCGTCTTTAGGTGCCGCTGGGAATCCGTTCGCCAGCAGCATTGGTGGTGTTGCGAATACGTTGCTGAGCGGTGGCGGTCCTGACCGAACCGGGATCGTCAATGACGCCTACTCGCAGTACCAAAGTCTGATCAATCCGACCGCGACCGGGCAATACACCGATCCGAATACCAACCCGTTCTTCGCGCAGACCACGGGGGCGATCGGCGATGATGTCACCAACCGGCTCAAGAGCCTGTTCGCCGGCTCGGGCCGTGATCCGTCAGGTGCCGGGGAGTTCTCCGGCCAGCTCGGCAGGGGCATCGCATCGGCGACGGCCCCGATTTATGCCCAGCAGTATCAGAACGAGCGAACCAACCAACTCAATGCCATCAACAATCTGTTCGGCGCCGGCACCTCGACGGCGGGCACGCTCTCTGGTCTCGATCAGACGCGGCTCGGGAATATGCAGGCCGGCATCGGCGCGGCTGACGCAGCCAATCAGGCCAATCTCTATGGCCCGCAACTGCAGCTCGCCGCAGAGGCGCAGCGGCGTGGCATTCCCATGAATTCCATCGCGCAGCAGCTCGGCTTGCTCGGTCCGTTGGCGGCGCAGTTTGGAACGCAAAACCAGAGCGGGACGGGGTCGCAGACGAGCGAGACGAGTTCTCCGTTCAATCCGCTGTCTCTGCTGCCGCTCGCAATTGCTCCTATGACCAGCGGGGGTGGGTTAGGAAGCAGTCTATTTGGCCAAGGCTTCAACTGGCTGACCAATCGAGGCTGATGTGCCCGGCATCCTCGATCTGCCATATCTTGACGCCATCAAGCGGTTTGAGGGCTATAATCCGCGCGCCCAATGGGACTATGCCCAGTACACCAGCGGTTACGGTACGCGAGCGAAGCACCCCGGCGAGGTGATTGATAGGGCGACTGCTGAGCAGCGTTTTGGAGACGAGATAGGGAATGCCGCCGGGCTTGTGGATCAACGCTTCCCTGGGCTTCCTGAAGGACCTCGGGCGGCTCTTACGTCCCTCACCTTCAATGCCGGTCCCGGATGGGCGGATAAAGGACTTGGCAGGGCAGTCAGTGCTGGCGACTGGGACACGGCCCGTAACCTGTTTTCCCAGTACGTCAAGGCCGGTGGCAAAACGCTGCCGGGCTTGGTCGATCGGCGAAACCAAGAGGCGTCGTGGTTCACCGGGCCGTTGAGTTATGCGGCGACCGGAAGTCCTGCCGGGCTTCCTGAACAGGCCGGCGACGATCCAACGGCAATTCCTCCGAACGCCCAACCAACCGCAGGCAGGACAATGGCTGGAATTCTCGGCAACGGCCCTCCGTCTGGTGGGGGCGGTCTACTCGGCGGCGCCTTCCCGGCGAATGCGTGGCTGGGCTATCTGGCGGGGGCTCTACAGGGTGGCAACCTCGGACAGTCGATCGGCCGGGGCCTCGAAGGATATGTCGGCGGCCAGCAGGCCGATATCAAAAATCAGGGGTTGGCGGCACTGCAACAGTACGCTGCGAACGCGCCGGATATTGAGCCTGCATTGAGGCCGCTGTTGGCTGCTAATCCGCAGTTGGCACAATCATATATCCAGAAGCGAATGGACCCCTTGCTTGGTGTCCCCGCCGGCTTTTCTCGCACTCAAGGTGGCGGCCTTGTACCAATTCCCGGAGGCCCGGCTGATCCCAAATATATTGCATCAACTGTGGGCGCCAAGGACAAGACGACAGAGCAGATTGCCGAGCGCGAGGCGGCTGTTCGTGGGCGCGGTCTCGACCCCAATGACCCGCAGTTTCGTTCCTATATCCTCACCGGGAAGATGCCGCGCGAGGATCAGCAGCCGCTGACGGCGACCGACAAGAAGGCAATCCTCGAGGCCGACGAGGGCGTAATGGCGGCGGAGGCCGCATTGACCGCGCTCAACCAAGCGAAGACTCTGAGTAAGGACGCTTTCTCGGGACCACTTGCCTCGCAGCGCGGTTATGTTGCCGGCTTGACAGGACCGGGGGCGGGACAAACAACGACCGATCTCGATAATCTCATCCAATCCAACGCACTCTCACAACTCAAGTCGATTTTTGGTGCGGCGCCGACTGAAGGCGAGCGCAAAATCCTGCTTGAAATCCAAGGCTCAACTTCACAACCGGACGCTGTTCGGCAGAAAATCTATGACCGGGCAATTGTGATGGCCAATCGCCGGCTCGAGCTCAATCGGCAAAGAGCAAATGAGCTTCGCGGCGGCACGTTCTATAAGCCGCAAGAGGGGCGCCCGCAGCCGGCGGCCTCCGGCACTCCCGCGCCAGCCCCGTCTACGCCAACGCCTTCTGGCGTGGTCAACTGGGAGCGCGGCCCTGATGGCAGGCTCCGCAGGGTCCAGCAACAATGATCGTTCAATTTGAGGGCAAGCAGCATCAGTTTCCGGACGATGCGACGGACGCTGATATTGCTGCGGCCCTCGGGCAACTATCTTCATCCGAGCCCTCTATGGGCTTGGGCGAGCGCGCGCTTGATCTGGCCAAATCCGGCGGTATCGGCGTTGCCAAGGCGGCGATCGGCTTGGCTGGCCTGCCGGGCGATATTGGCAGCCTGCAGGGCTTGACCGCCAATGCCGTAACGGGTCAGGGACAGCAACCAGCCCCTGTGGCTCCCGTGGGTTCTGGCGGGCTTGTAGAGCCCGGTCTTGAGTCCGTTGGGCCATCCCCGCGCTTTGGCCTGCCGACCTCACAGGGCATCCAGGGGGCCATAGAATCGTTTACATGGCCATTCTACAAGCCGAAGACGACGGCGGGGGAATACGCCCGGACGGCGGGCGAGTTCCTGCCTGGACTTCTGGCTGGTCCAGGTGGACTAGTCCGGCGTGGGTTGTCTCAAGTGCTCGCGCCTGCGGTGACGAGCGAGACGGCGGGGCAGGCGACGAAAGGAACGGAGGCGGAGCCCTATGCTCAAGCGGCGGGAGGCTTTGCCGCTCCATTTGCTCTAGCTGCCGGCCGGCGAGCCATCACACCGCTCCCCATGGCTCCCGGCCGCGCGGATGCCGTCCAGGCGCTCCGGAACGAGGGCGTGGACCTGACGGCGGGCCAGGTCACCGGCAGCAAGCCCCTGCAATGGTTTGAGCAGGCCCTCGGGGATATCCCCGGCTCGGGCGGACGTGCTGCAGCGACGGCTACGCGCTCGGCGGAGCAATTTACGGCTGCGGCTCTCCGTAGGGCGGGCGAGAATGCGCCGCGGGCCACGCCGGAAGTCATCGATCGGGCCTTTACTCGAATCGGAAACGACTTCGACACCTTGGCGGCCCGGAACACGCTTCGTCCCGATCCTCAGATGGGCCAGGAGCTTCGGACGGCGATCGGCGACTATCGCAGCTTAGTCTCTCCTCCGAATCGGGCGCCGGTCATTGAGAATTTCGAGGCCGAGATTGCGACTGCGCTCGGCAATAACCGGGGCGTCATTCCGGGCGAGGTCTACCAATCCCTTCGGTCCAGAATTGAGCGAGCAGCTCGAGGCGCCGCAGCGCAGCCGGAGGTGGCCGATACGCTCCGGGATATGCGGATGGCCTTGGATGCCGCCATGGAACGTACCTTGGCCCGCACTGTGTCGCCGGACCTCGGGGCGTGGCGCCAAGCCCGCAACCAGTACCGCAACATGCTCGTGATCGAGCGGGCGGCGACAGGTGCGGGGGAGAACGCAGCCCAAGGATTGATCTCCCCGTCTCAGCTTCGCAATACCACGGTGGGAATGGGCAGACGGGCCTATGCACGGGGCCAAGGCGACTTTGCCGAGCTCGCACGCTCGGGAGAGGCGGTCATGCGGTCGCTGCCACAGAGCGGCACGGCGCCGCGGGCCTATGCTCAAGGCATTCCTGCAGCAGCGGCGGCAACGCTCGGCGCGTTCTTTGGTGGCGCTCCGGGTGCGGCTATGGGTGGGCTGGCGGCTCTCGCCGGCCCTCCATTGGCCGGCCGCGCGTTGATGTCCGGTCCAGTTCAAAGCTATCTCGGCAATCAGCTCTTGCCCGGGGCTACTCAAAATCTGTTGCGTTCCGGCTTGCTCGGCGGCTTGCTCGGGAGCGCAGGCTCGCGAGGGCTGCTCTCAATTCAGTAAGCGCGGCCGTGACGATGAAGGCTGCGCCGATCGCGACGATGACGGCGAGATAGCCGTTCGGCGTCCATTGATACCGGATATTCGAAGCGACGACGCCGAACGCAATGAGAGCTTGGAACAGTCTCCACCACATGAGGCACCCTAGATGAGCGGCGGTCTATCAACCTGGAGTCAGACGGCCGCATCCAATGCGACCGCTGATCCTAACGTAAATTGGGCAGAGGGCCAAGCGCCCTCGACGGTCAACGATTCTGCGCGCTCACTGATGGCCTCTGCCGCGAAGTGGCGGGATGACGTGGCGGGCTCGTTGACGACGGCAGGCACATCGACGGCTTACACGCTCACGACAAATCAGGTCTTCGCCTCGCTATCGGCGATGGGCGGACAAGTCGTGTCCTTCATCCCTCATGTGACGAATGGTGCAGCGGCTACGCTGAACGTGGACGGACTCGGCGCCAAGGCCCTGACGGTTGATGGTTCAACGGCGCTGCCTGCGTCCAGCATGACTGCCAGCGGCATCTATTCCGCAAAATACGATGCGTCTCTTGGCGTCTTCGTGATGCAGAATTTGTATTCTGCCAACGTGCTGTTCCCGTCCGGGACGCTGATGCTGTTCCAGCAGACCTCTGCTCCTACGGGCTGGACCAAGCAGACGACCCATAACGACAAGGCGTTGCGTGTCGTATCCGGTGCCGCTTCGAGCGGCGGCTCGGTCGCGTTTACCTCAGTGTTCAATGCGGCCGGCGGCAGTACGGCAATTTCGCAAGCAAATTTGCCCAGTTATAATTTGAGCCTTGCAAGCCTCACTGCAACTGCGGCCGTAACGGGCCGTAATACGAACGTCGGAGAAACAACGGAATTCCGGGCATCGGATGGCACTGGCGGTCAGACAACGCAGAATGCAACGGTTACATTTGGTGGGGCGATTCCACTCGGTGGCTCTGGAACGGGCCATACGCATGTGACACCATCCATTCAATATGTCGACTTGATCATCGCGGCGAAGGATTGATGATGTTCAACAAAAAAAAGGCGGATTGTCCGTTCTGGCGTGGGCCATGTCGGAAGCATGAATGTCAGTTGTATATTCAAGTTCTCGGATCAAATCCGCAGACTGGGCAGGATGTGAACAATTGGGGTTGCTCGTTTTCATTCCTACCGATGCTGCTAATTGAAAATTCCCAGATGCAGCGACAGACCGGGGTGGCCGTCGAGAGCTTGCGGAATGTCAACGATACGGTCAATGCTACGGCCATCGCCGCGCTGCAAAGTCTTGTTCGGGTTTCTCAAGTTTCTGACAATCAAGATCGCGAGCGATTAATTTCCGGACCCGCGGCCATAGAGGCCAACAAATAAAATCCTCAGAAATCAAACTGAGGAAATGAGCGGCCTGACCGATTGCAAAGAGCAAACCAAGCAAAGCCACGAGCGGAATGGCGATGAATAGCCACACAATCCGCCAGATCATTCCGCCAAGCCAGATCGCGATAAATCCGAGCAAAATCACGAGCCGCCAGAGTGTATGCATGTCAGGTAGACTATCCCTTCTGGTTGAGTCTGCCTAGCCCATGACATGGCGCGAAGGCTCAGTCCCGGCCACCCTGGGGCTGATCCTGCTGCTTGTCGCCATGCAGGCCCAACCGTCTGCCGAGTGGTCGCGGCTACAGGCCGCGCTGTGGCCACAGCCAGCCCCGCCTGTCGCGGCTCCGGTCCCGCCCGCTACCCAAGCCCCCAAACCGAGAATAACTGCGCCGGTACGGCCGCCACGGCTGGCGCCTGCTGCCAAGCCGACAAAGTCAGTTGTGAAACCGAAACCAAAGGCGAAACCGACCGTACAGCCGAAGCCTCAACGCAGGCCGGCAGCCGTCGCCAGTCCGACGCCTCCACCGCCGGGCATGTGCTCACAGATCGCCTTTGGCATCGCCATCCTCGGGCGGGAGGGTGTCAAGCGCGAGGCCAGGAATCGCGGCTACACGAACAGCCAGATCGCCAAGGCTCAAGCCGCATGTGGCTATTGATGAACTGGACGAAATTCGTTGTGTGCGTCGTCATCGCGGCCGGCGGCATCTGGCTCGTCGGCGCGTTTTTCATGCTTGGTGAATAGGAGAACGTTATGGAAAAAGAGTTGGTGCCCGTTAAAACCGCGTGGGCGTCGAAGATCAACTGGACGCAGGCGGTGTCCCTGGCTGCAACGCTTCTGGCCCTCAAGGGCATTAACCTCGACACCGATACACAGGTTGCCGTCGTGGCGACGATCCAGGGCGCGACCGCGGTGGTTACCTGGGTTCTCCGCACCTGGTTCAACGGCACTGTGTCGCCTGCATCGCTGCGCTGACTCCATGCCGACCTACGGCGAAATTGCCCAGATTATCACAGCGCTTGCTGCATTCGGCGCCTTCGTATTGTCATGGCGCAACGCGCGCAAGATCGAACAGGTGCATAAGGCAACCAATTCGATGATGGATAAGCTGGTAGAAACAACCAAAACAGAAGCCCATGCAGCCGGTCTCAAAGAGGGTCGGGCGGAGCGTACTGAGTGATCACAGCGGGCGCCCACAAGTGTGGCTCACAAGTGGACGCCCTAGCCACCACAGAGAGCGAGAGGGCTCCCCATGACGGCTGTAATGCATCAAATCACAATTCTCTGGAGGTCGTCGACCCGGTTCCGGGGGTGACGATGGGGGATCATGTGGGCACCATTGTTGCAACCGCCGGATTCCTGTTGCAGTTCATTGTCTTGCTTGGGACTGGCATCTGGAAGTTTGCGCAGGTCAAGACCGACTTATTGGCAGCGATTGCGGCGTCCGGGAAGGAAATCGACGAACGCATTGACCAGCAGAGCCGACAGTTTGGTGAGACGGCTGCCGCACTGCGAACGAAGATTAGCGAGGTCGAAATCTATATCCGCGATCATTATGTGAAAAAGGAGACCTTCGGACCGTTGATGGCTGAGATCAAAACCGACATCAAGTCATTTGGCGAGAAGATTGAGGGCCGGCTCGAGCGCATGGAAGGGAAGATTGATAATCAGCCGCCGCGGGTGCAGTCATGATGCGCGCGTTCCTCGCCTACATCCTCGTCGCCCTGATCGTGCTGGGGACCACTGCAATTGCCCACGGTCCCGCCGAGTGGATCAACCGCGGTGGCTTCCGCAACGCGGCTGGCGAACTCTGCTGCGGCCAGCGTGACTGCTTTGAGATTGCAGGCGATGACATCTCGATCACGGCGACCGGATATCTCGTCAAGAGCCTGCGAGAGGTCGTCCCGTTTCATGAGGCTCAGCCGAGCCCGGACGGGGCGTATTGGCGATGTCAATGGGCTGGGGAGCGCAAGTGCTTCTTCGCACCACCGCCGAGCATCTGATCACTCCCGCCACGCCCACTCGATCCCGGCCGCCGCTGCTGCGGCCCACACCTCCACCCGCCGCGCCGACCAGCCCCGCTGTGAGCGATAGCGGCTGTTGGCGGGGACATAGCGCTTGGCTGATTTGTCGTAGCGTACGGCCTCCGGATGGGCGGCAAGGAATGCCTGGATATCGGCGGAGGCTTGGGGCTCCGACACCCCAAAGGTCTTGGCGATGTGTCCACGGCGGATCGAGCCGTGGACAGGAGGCGCCAGTCTATGTACGACTGGCGCTGCGCGGTGGCGTGATTCATGTGGCGCCGATTGCCTGTTCGTATGCCGTGATCGCGGCAGC